TCCAAGAGCCGCCCTTGGCCTTGTATTCCTTCGATGCCCAGGCATTCGCATAGGCAGAGGGATACACATCAAACTTCTTCTTGGCCTGGGTTTTCACCGAAGCCCAAAGACGCGGATTTTCGGGAATAGCTTTGCTCATGTCAGCACTTCACATCCCACTTCTTCAAAGTCAGATTGATCCGACTGTTGGGGTCATGCGCCGTTTTAGCTGATGTCAGCTTTTCTTTCACGCCACACATACGGCTGCGGAAATTCTCACGCCTCTGCGCTGCGGCAGGGCTCTTCTGCGCTGTTTCCCGTGAAACAGGCGGCTTGATATCACGGCCTTCTGCGCGCAGCGATGCGCGCCCCTTGGCGTTCAGGCCGCCTTCAGGGTTCTTCCCTTCCTTGCGCGTCCAAGCACCAGCCATGATCCCCTCCAAAGGAAAGATGGGGGCCGAAGCCCCCACCAATCACTGACCCATGCTGTCGAGCTTGCGGCCCTTAGCGGGGGTGCCAGCATGCGCGCTGGAAAGCGGGCTCATGTTGGAACCCACCTTGCCGCCAGCCTTACGAGCCTTGCGGCCAGCATGCGCCTTACCGGCATCACCATGGATTTTGCCCATGGCCTTACCACCACGCTTGCGCTCTTCAGCAGCATTCATGATGCTGGGAGCGTTCACACGGCGCGTAGGCTTGGAAGAGATATCCTGTTCCCAATCCTTCGTGCCAGCAGCCGGGGACTCACCACCAGCCGCGCGACCCTTACGACCCTTCATAGCGGTCCTCCTTACTGCTGGACATAAAGAACAGTCACCACGACATATCCAGCAGATGTCGCGCCGACCGGGGTTACAGTGATCACTACCGGAGCAGTGGTAGGCGCAGCGACACCAAGGACGCTAACGCCATTCATTGCTGCAAGCTGCGCCGCCGTGTAGGTGATCGCAGCGCGCCCGGCAGTCTTGGCGTCAATGCTGCCAACATACTGCGTACCAGCGGCAGCAGTGCCGATGGTCAGGGTCGCAGAAGTGGCAGAGTTGTACGCCGTCAGAACGTCAATGTTGAAATCAACGATCCGAGAGCCAGCCGGGATGTACAGCGTGGAAGAAACAGCAGTCGTGCTGTTCTGAGTGATCGAAGCAGACTGAGTAAGAACCGCAAAGCCCTGGTTAGGACCATCGGTTTCACCCTGCTGCAAAGTCCCCGAAACAACAGGACCGCTAAAGTGAGTAGCACCCATTTTTAGCCCTTTCCTGAGTTAGCCCCCTGACACAATGCCAGGGGGCCGTTACGGGGATCACGAAGTCGGGAACGACCCGAAGATCGAGCGCCAGTTGTAGTACCCGAAAGAGTACCGCTCATAGCCCTTGACCAGGAGGTTGTCGGTCACGAAATCGACCTGCATGTCCGTTTCAAACTTGATGCGCTCCATGTAGGAGAGGCCATCAATGTTCGTCAGCAGGAACCAAGCATACTGCGAGGTCAAGAAGTCGTTGACCATGTAGGATTCCGGCAGACCACCCGCCGTCATCATAATGGCATTGACATCGTTGTCGGCAGTGCCGGGCCGCAGCTCAGTCTTCGTCAGACGGATCGCGGTCGGTTCAAGCTGCGGCGGAACGATCAGCTTACGCGCCCGCGCAAACACCTTCAGGCCCGCTTGGTCCTTGAAGTTGGTACGCACGGAAATCATCGCGTTCAGCAAGGTCGCTTCGTTCAGGCCAACATCCGTGGTCGGACGGTTCGCCACCGTGCCACCATCAATCGGGTGAGAGGTGGAGCAAAGCGCCACGCCGTCACCGCCGATGGAAGCATTGTAGGTCGTCGCCGTGTTCAGGATGTTCGCGCCGTAGATTTCCTTGGTCTGCTGAAAGGATTCAATCAGGCCGAGGTTCGACGGGTGAAACTGCGTCTTGTACAGGTTGTCATCAATCGCCTTGCGAGTGATGGCATAGCCAAGCGCAATTTCCGTATGCTCCTGGTTGTAGATGAAACGCTCACCCGCGCCATTATCAAAAGCGGTCTGGCCGCCTTCGGTCTTGAGCTGGGCAAGGCCGAGGTAACGCATTTCAGCGGTACGCTCGAGCGCCATCTTGGAGTCATGCTTGGTGAAGATTTTGTCGTACTGAGATGGGATCATCTCGTACTTGCCTTCAACACCACGCAGACCGGGGAGGAGCAGGTCTTTAATAGCCGAAAGATTTACAGCCATGGTTCATGCCCTCCTTACGAGATGCCGGTCGGGCCAGCGCCATTGCTGCGCAGCCACTCGTTGTTGAACCCAACAACCACATGATTGTAAGCGGTCGTCGGATCGGCACCATTCGCACCCGGAGGAGCAGTGATCAGGTCAACCACAACAAACGGGAGCGTCACAGTCGTACCAACAGAGTTGAGGTACGCGCCGGAAATACCGCTGGTGGTGTTGCCAGTCCCAATCGCAAACTGAGCGTACTTGCCAATCGGCGAAGAGCCATATGCGGAAAGGGTGCCAGAGATGTTGAAGGTCGTGCTGTTGCCCATCACGACGAAGCGAGTATTCGGATCGTCAATGACATAGGCAATCACATCGCCCGTAGCGTCAGCACCCGGCCAGTAATTCGACCACACCGTGCGCTTTTGGCTGGTGGACAAATACTGGCAGCCCACGAAGATGCCCGCGAGGGTCGTGGTGCCGGAAGAAGCCTGGGTGATGTAACCGTTGGCCGTGCTGACCACCGGCATGACGGGATCGCCGAAATAGATCGCCGTGGTATTTGAAGAGGCAATGCGCCGTGCCGTCTGAGCGAAGGTGGGAGCCCCACCAGCGCCGCCTTGGTACTGCGCAAAGCCGAAGGGGGTATTCGTGTTTGCCACGAATCGGTCCTCCGATTGAAAGCGCCGTTACCGCGCACCGGGGCGGCTTGGGAGCAGAAAGAGGCTCAAACCTTCCACACCGGGGGAAGGCAATGTGGACCATACGCCCACATCGCCTAAAATATCAACACATTTTGTAGGGGTAAAGGGGGCCTAAACCCCCTTCAGTTTGTGTCAATCCTGCGGGATCGGCATGGGCTCAAAGCCCTTGTTGATCTTCGGCTTCACCTTGTCGTGGTCGCGGGTGAACTGGCCATCCGGCGCCGAGGAAAGCTGCGCTTCCTTGGCCCTGATCTGCTCCCGCGCCTTCCGCGCATCAGCCTGCCGCACCATGTCGGTGATCTTCTTTGGGCGGATCATTAGGATCATGCCCTTGCGCTCAATGGTGTTACCCTTCCAGCCCTGCGGCATCATCTCAGGGAACATATCCAATGGCGCGGGCTCCCAGCCCATGCGGGCATAGGAAACCATCTGCGCGGGGTCTTCAGCCCCCATCACCGTCTTGGTCTTCCATTCGGCATCCCAGCCCGGCGGCAGCCTGGAGCGGTCAATGTAGAATTCATCAACCCCTTCAGCCACAGTGCCAACATGGCCCAGGATTTCAGCCGTGCGGCTTTCCGCAGAGGCCAGGGAGTAATCTTTGCGCATGGGCGGGCGCAGCACCCTGGCGGGCGTTACCGGGGCTTCAGCCACGGCATCCACCTCCGGTGTTTCACCCTCAACCTGGGCAGCAATCTCGGGCTTCGCCATGCGGGGGCGCCGACCACGGCGCATCGGTACGTTTTCCATTGTTCAATCCTTTCTCAATGCTTGGTCAGCTTGCCGTCTTTGATCAGGGCAAGCTTGTTGCGCGCATACTCTTCAGCGGTCATGCCCATCATCTTGGCCATTTCACGCTCATCGGCAGACAGGCGCACCACATTCGGGCTGCCGCCGCCTGTGCCTGTCCCAGACCTGCTAACGGGCGCAGCAGCCGGGGAAGATCGACGCTGGGCTGGCGCCGCCGCCGCAGACATAGGGGCCTCAGCGGCAGCCACAGAGGCCGCAGGGGCCTGCACCCCCAGGATACGCTCAACAGTCTCAAAATACTCGTCAGTATCCGGCTGTACGCCATCCGCCGTGACCAGATTGTGCGCCGCAACCATCTTCTGGGTCAGCCGCTCATTGCGGGCGAACTCAGGATGGGCGCGAACCCACGCAGCAGACCTGGGGGAGAGCTGGGAAGCCAGCGTTTCCACAGGATCGTAAGCCGGGATTTGCTGTGGATGAATTCGCGGGTTTTTGGCCTGCTCTTGCAAAGCCGCGCGGCCATTTTCAAGCTGAAGCAGCTTGGCCTTAGCATCCGCCATGGCTTCCTGAGCATCTGCCGCAGCAGAATAGTCTCCGGTAGCCATTGCAGCCCGCAAATTAGCCTTCAGGATGTCGGTTTCGCGCTTCAGCGTGTCAATTGCGCTGGTTACAAGCTGCAAATTGCCTTCATCCACCTGCCCACGGGCTTCATTCGCAGCCCTAGAAGCTGCATCAGCCCGCCTTTCGGCTTCAATTCGCGCCAAACGCTCTTCTTCAAAGCGTTTTTTCAGCGTTTCGATGCCGTCTTCAGGGGAAATTTCGGCTGGAGGCGCTTCTTTCGCCTCTTCAATCTTGATTTCAGGCTCTTTTGCAGCTTTTTCTACTGCATCAAAGTCGATTTCGATCTCTTTTTCAGTTTCTGACATGGTTTTTCACCTCACCAAACGCGATCTGGCACATCAATCTTGCCCCGCACCGCAGTGTCATCGACAATTCGGCACAGAACATTGTTCACCGTGATGGCCCAGCCATCAGATGGACGAATTACCACCCAATCATTCACCTCAACCGAAATGTCTTTGAACCATTCGCTGGTGTCATCAACAAAAGCAGCCGGGCCTTTCTTCACCACAAGGCCAACCTTGCCCTGCACCTTGTCTTCCTCACGCGATTGATCGCTGAGGTAGATGCCAGACTTGGTTTTGTTGGGCCTGATGTAGATCGCAATCAGGATTTGATTGTTGAAAATCTCAAAAGCAGAAATATCGCCGATATCATCCAGCAATTTCTGCTTTGGGTCTGTTGCGTGTTCCATAATCATAAACGGCATTGAGTTTTCCCCTCTCTTTTACCGTGAACGCTGATCTGATTTGGTCTTTGCGATTTCAATCAGATCATCTAATCCTCGCAGGGCAGCGACTCCGCCCTGGAGGTAGCTGATGCCACCCACACTCTCCATGTTTGCAGGTGTGGTGGTTAAATTCTCTTTCAACCGCTCAATCTCTTCAGCGATCAATAGCTTCAATTCGCGCTCAAAGAGCGCCGCATTCGTCAACATCAGACCCCCTCGTCTGCCCCTCTGTGTTGTAGGAGGGCGGCAGCGTCAGAGGGGTGACACTGCCGCCCGAGATAGGCATTCAGACTTCGCCGCGCTGACCCTACCTACCTCACCTCTTGCGCGCTTGGATTTCGGTTTTCTCTAACCGCCCAAGCCCGCTGCCAGCACCGGCATCCATATCCTTGTAAGAACGATAGGTGCGGCCACCGGCCTTACGCTCACCGCGCTTGTGTTCCTGGATCTCGGTCTTCTCCAACCGCCCCAGGCCACTGCCCGCGCCCGCATCCATGTCCTTGTAGGACCGATACGCGCGGCCACCGGCCTTGCGCGGCATAGGCATGCCCGGCGGCGGCATAGGAGGCCCGCCAGCGCCTGCGCCCATCGGCATCGGCACAGGAACCGGCATCGGCATCGGAGGCGGCGCACCAGCGCCCGGAGGGGCGCCAGCGACCGGCACCGGCATAGCGCCAGCGCCAGGACGCCCACCGGCACCCGGCGGCAGATTGCCCGGCGGCATCATGCCCTGCTGCTGGGCAGCACCAGCACCAGGATTGATCGAGATGATGATGTTGGTTTTGCCCTTGGCGCGACCGCCAGTCTTCTTCGCAATCCGGCCACCAGTCGGGCGGGTGCCGCCCGTGTAGTTGCCTTCCATCACCTTGCCGCCCTTCTTGAAGCCAAGGGTGCGGCCAAGCGCGCGAAGATCGCCAGACAGGCTGCCGGTGCTGGGAGCGCTTTCGCCAGTCTCATTGGTGCGGCGCAGGCCTAGGCGCTCAAAGAAACCGCGCCTGGGCTGAATATCACCGCCCTGCATCATGTCACCCAAAGCAGTGCCAAGAGCAATGCGGTCTAATTCGCGTTGATTGAGCGCATCAGCTTCAGACGCTGCTGCGCGCCGAGGCGCCGGGCGGGGCGCCGGGCGGGGCGCGGCTACTGGACCTTGCCCACGCATGGCGCTGACATCTTCAACATAATCCACAGGGGCGGGCCTTACGGGATATGCAACATAGTCAGACGGATATTGAATATCTTCCACAGGGACATTCGTGGGCGTGAAGCCGCCAGCCTCATTAAAATACCCGGCAGAGGCTGGACCACGCATTGGACGCGGTTCCGGCAAATCCGGCTCACGATCCACATCCTGCATCACACCAGCAGGGCCGCCGTAGTATTTACCAATCCGCCCGCCCTTCTTCAGCCCTTCGGGGGACTGCTGCTTGTCATGCTTCGCATCAAGAGCGGATTTCTCCCACTTCTCCATGCTCATGCCATGCTTCTTGGCCAGCTTCTGATCTTGCTTCAGATCAGCCTTGGAATGCTCCCACTCCTGGTGGCTGACCTTACCGCCCTTCTTCAGCCCAGCCATCTGGGCTATGCGGCTTTTTTGAGGGCGGCTGAAGCCCATGCGATCTTGCGGCACGTTGCCCATGGCAGCGGCCTTCTGCATCATCGCAGCGGCGCCCTGACGCGGATCACCGGACATGCCGCCCATTTGCTTCTTGGCGCGGCCACCGGCCTTCCGCTGGCTTGGGGTGGCGCGTTCCATCTGCTGCTTTATCAACTCTTCACGGTTCCGCGCATCAATATACTGCGGCACCGTGCGATCCATCAGCGGCGCTTCACGCGCAGGCGCAGGCGCCCGGCGCGCAGTAGCTCCCATCCGCTCGCCCTCAGTCATGCCCGTAGCGCGTTCAGCATTAACCGCGTCAACATACTCTTTCACAGAGCGGTCCATTAGCGGCCTGTTGTCATCAGCAGCAGCGCCACCAGTTTCGCGCTTCGCCCGGCCACCCTTCTTCATGCCCCCGACATGCGGCTTGCCAAGCTCTGCATTGGCTTCCTTCACATCGCGGTTCACTTTCGCGGCCACCCAGGTCTTGGCCTCGCCGCCGCTCTTGCGCGGCTTGCGGTCAGCGCGGGTCGGGCCGCAGGAGCCTTCAGCCTCCATGCCCACCTTGCCGCCACGCTTGAACGCGCGCCGGGACACAGGCCGCAGCCCGGTCTTAGCATTCGTGTTCATCATCTCAGGCGGCGTCCAGGTGGAAGCATCCACCTTCTGCTTCGGATCGCCCGCAGAGCCCAAGCGCTTTGCCTTGGCCTCCCGAGCTGCCCTGATGGACTTTGCGCTGGTTTCACTCATAGCACTTGATCTCCTAGGAGGGCGGGCGTCCCCGCAGTTGCCTTTGAAAGAGGTCGGCCAAGGCAACCATAGGCCGGTCTGATGCGGTCATTCTAAGGGCTTGGTCAACAACACTTCCACCCTTTTTTAACCCGTAATCTTTTTGACGCTCCAAGCCTTCGCCAATCGTATTGATCATCCGCTCATTGACGGGCTGAAGCTGCTTTTGCTCCTCAAAAAGTTTGCGGGCCGTGGAGCGGCCAAGCGGGTCCATGGAATATGGGTGGACAACCTGCCCCGAAACAGTCGGCTTTTGAAGAAGGCGCTCAACAACATCCGGCATAGCATAATGCCGCTGAACCAAAGGGACATCCCCCACATACCGGCCACCTGTGGGTGACGTATAGGTGGAATGCTGAAATTTGGTTTCTTTTGCGATTTTCTCTGGATCAAATTCAACGACCCTATGGCCCAGCATATTGCCTGCCGCAGCCTTCAATTCAGGATCAGTGATGGCGACCCGCGTGATGCCAATCGCAGGGAAATTCATGTCGCGCCATTTTTTGGAATCCATGAATTTGACAATCGCGGAACGATGGCCGCCGGGCATATTGCGCGCATATTCGCTGGCTTCCTTGGCATTCAAAATGCCGGGCCATCCCTCAAGCTCTTTCTTTGCGTTCTCACGCAAAGCAACATTCTTAGGGTCATTACCTTTTACATGAAGGCCATTCATGATGGCGTCATCAAATTCTTTTGCATCTTTCTTTGAAATGCCAGCGTTAGGCACTTGGGCCATAACAGCATCAAACATGTTGTGGGATGAATCAACGGCCTGCGCACCCATCGGGGCATAGACACCGTAAACAGGCCCCTTCTCCGCAGCCTCAAGTATTTTCTTCCGCAATGCCGTTGCATGGGATGGATTGTTTGCCCAGACGGCGCCAGGGTTTGGCTCCATCATGTATTTTGGGCCAGCATGCAAATCCACAGGCCACGCCAATTCTTTGTTGTTGATGTGGGTGAGGCGGCCAAGGTTTGAGCGGTCACCGCCCACGTTCAATATCGTGCCGCCCTTGCCCTGCTTGTAGAAGTCTTCCCAGGTCAATTCTTTCTTTGGCGCTAAATCAACGCCAGGGATTGGCTGCATTTCGGTGGACACATCAGAGACAGCCATGGGCTGCTTCACGGAATAAAAGCTTCCCGTGCCGAATTCTGCGCCTTGCGGCACCTTTAGTGAGGAAGCAATCCGCAAGGCTTGCTGCACAACCTCTGGATCTTCGCTGAAGGGGGACGCAACACGCTGCAATGCCTGACGCACAACATCGTCATCGGGGGAACCGCCGCCCCGCAACCCTTCACGCGGGGCAGCTCCCAGCTTAGGCAGGCCTGCCAGCCGCAGCGCATGCACAACCGGATGGGAGAGAATTGACGCCTCATCAATTTCGCCACCATGCGCAGCACCACGCATGGCGCTCATCACATCTTCATGCGTTGTGACTTCATCAGCGGCCTTGTCCCACACAGCGTGGTGGGCGAGGTGCTGATAGTACGGCTTCAATTCTTCCGGCAATTGCAGGTCCATAGCCTGCTGCCGGGCAT